ACTTTCATCAACGGTAGCAATCTGTTGAAGATATACTCTGGAAATATCAATGAGGGGATTTAAAGTCATCTTAATAAGTACTTACTTTTTTGCCTTATACTTATTTATGAAATTGATAGCATATGCTTTTCCACCTGACTGAAGATTTTCCTTTCCAGTACCAATTGCACCAGGTGTTTGTTTTGCTGCATACTTAAAGTATCCAGTTGTTCCAGTTAATGTATTTGGTTTTCCAGGTGTTCTTTGTACCCTATCCATTTTAACTTCAGTATATTCCATCACATCTTTAATCCAAGACTTGAACATTCTATTTTCTTGAGTTAAACAGATTAGATGATTGGTTCCTCTACGAATAATTTCTCCAATCAGTCCCGTGTTCAGATTCTCTACAATATCACCAATTTTAAAAATTTTACCCATCAAATAATTTTCACGAAGATTTTCCATATCATACTTTGGAGCAATCTCCCAAAGAGAATAACCTTCCTTCTGTACTTTTTGCTTCTTTGCTCCCATGGCTTGACGAACAGCATCAAAGAGAGTTTGAGTTTCCCCATCATCAAGATTCTTTGGAGTTCCTCTACGGAATGCAGCAATATCACCATCCATGACTGCCTTACGCATCTTGGATGCAGACATACCTTCTGCACCTTCTGCATCTGCATCTCTCATACCAGCAGAGATGACACGAATCAAATCAAACTGATAAAGGTCTCCATTATACTTTTGAGCCAGATTTTCAAACTCTGATTGACGATCTGAACCAACAACAATATTTACATTTCCATATCCATCCTTATCAGCATTTACAAGAACATCAAAAATAGTTCTCATATCAGGATCATTGATAATTTGTTCCGCAAAATCGGGGAACATCTTTCTCATAAAAGAAATCTTTGTGCTTGCATCCAGTGGATTCTTCTTAGGATCCTGAGTTCTTGATGGATAAATTTTAAGATTACCACCAGTTGCTGCTTTATTTGCTGCCTTTAAAAGTTTTTCGTGTCCGATTGTTGGTGGATTAAATCTTCCAAATACAATCGTCAAAGTATCACCATCTACCGCTGCTTGTTGTTCTGGTGCCACTGCTCTTGGTGTAGGAGCAGGAGCGGGCGCCGGTGCTTTATTTTGAGTTGCTGCTACTTGTTGATTTGCAGGAGTTCTGACTTGATTTGGATCTTTCTCACCTGCTTTTTGTTTCTGATTATAAAAAACTAATTTTCCACCTTCTGTTTTAGCAACAAATTCTCCACGAGAATCTAACCATCCGCCGTGTCCGTCACTTTTGAGGTTGAGTTTTTGTGCTTGCATTGATGCCTGCGATGCACCTGCCTCAGTCAAAAATCGGAAAAAACTTTTCATATTGTCTGTTACTATACCTTTATTTATTTCTCGGTATTTTTATGTATTTATGGAGAATAGCGGACTCGAACCGCTGACATCCTGCTTGCAAAGCAGGCACTCTACCAACTGAGCTAATTCCCCGTGAACCCCGAAGGGTTTTAGATCAAAGAGTATGTTTTTCAATCTGACTATCAAGTTCTACAATCACTCCACGAATATCAATAACCCGAGGAGGAACAGATAGTTCATCATAGGTATATCCTTTTTGAGCATCAAAGAGAACTTGACGAATTGCCGCAGCAGAACGAACATCAAGATTAAGTGTTACTCCAGTTTCTTTAGTCACAGGTCTCCCTCGTTATGATAAAAAAGATTATATCAAAAAATAAAAATAAAGTCAAGTTGGTTTTACTATCAATTGAATTTTATCAACTAACTTATATCCACGATATTCAACATACTGTCCAACAGATAATCTATGCATAGATGCTGGAGGAAGATTATTTTCAATGCTAAACTTTCTCATATTTTCAATTTCAACAATTTCTCCAGTTGGCGTTTCAATTTTATATAAAAATTTACACTTACTTTTAGAATTATTTTGTATGTGAGTTTCGGATTGCTTCATACCTTTTTTACCTTTACTTATATTCTTCCTATGTTCTTCCGTTTTTTTAATTCCAAGATTACTCTTACTAATTTTATTCTTTGATTCATCGGTATGTTTTTTTCCTTTATTAGATTTGCCAATTTTATCTCTTATTTCTTTTGGTAAAGGTTTTCCATAAAAGGGATGCAATTCACCCGTTCTTCTGCTATTTGATTCTGAAATAAATTTACATTTTTTACCTTTATTCCACGGAGCAACTCCTTCAGCACCACAATGTCCCCCTATGCTTATATTCTCTAATATTCCACCATCTATTTTTCTTCCATAAAATTTAATCAGTCCCTTTTCATAATCAACACTTTGTTGTTTAGTCAGATTTTTATGGAGTATTAAAATTCTTTCTTTTGGAGGAACTTTTATTTTTTTATGATTTTCTATTTCTCTACCAATTCTACCTCTACCAATATAATAAAATTTACCAAATTTATTACAATAAGAATAAACAATATAATTCATAATTTTCCTTAACTCTATTATTATTTATAAATCATAGAGATTACAGAAATAGCAAAAAAGGAGGTTTTTCAACCTCCTTAATTTAAATATCTCCCTCTACTCTATTTTCTGATTTATATACAGAGAAAGTTCCTTCAGGATATCTTGCAGATAGTTTTTGATAATTAATTTCCATCAGTTCTTCAAATGAAGTATCAAGAGCAATACAAAGTTGAGACATATACCAAAGCACATCACCTGCTTCTTTTTTCATATGAACAACATTATCCTCATTATAAGATTTTCCCTGCAATAAAATTTTCTTGATAATTTCTACCAGTTCTCCACATTCTGCACTCATACCAAATGCAGCAGTTAGCAAACGTGGGGTATCTGCATCTTGAGTTTCCAGTTCAGTCAAACGAGCAAGCAAAGCAGCAAAGTCACTACTTGCAGGACTTGTGGTTTGACGAACGAATTCAATATACTTATTAGGTTCAATAGTTGCCATAGTTTTAATTCAAATTTAAAGGTTCTTGTTGACTATATGGAAGTTTGATTTGATGCTCTTTAAGTTTTTTTGTTTCTTCTTTTTTTACAACTACAATTTCATTCGTAGGAAGTTGCTTCGGCATTTCAATGTCAATGACTTGTCCCATTAAAAATTGATTTCTGGTAATTGTTCTATTTTCAGGATCAAAAGATACCATTGATAGGGCATCCATTTGTTCCCCACAATCAACTATTTTTCTACCAGTTTTTTTATCAATTACAGAGAAATAATCTTCAGTGTTGTACTTCAAAACTTAAATCCCTCAAATGATTTTTTAGGTTTGTTCTCTTCATGATAATCATACTCCTCTTCCTTACCGTTGTCAAGGATATCTTCTTGTGCTTTTTGTTCACAATCATAGAGGCGCATCTTAGCACGATCAATACCAACCACAAAGCGTTTATGAATGGTTGGATCATTATAACGGTTCTTTAGTTGTTTGACTAAAATTTGACCCAACTCCTCCAACTCTTCAGTGCTAATAAGGGCAAACATAAGGTCAGCAGTAGCAGGGAGACCAAAGGACTCAGAAGTATCAGTAAGTTCAACATCAGAACTACCATAACCTGAACGAGTAGTCTGAGTGGCGGAGACAATTGGAACATTAAACTCGACGGCAAGGCCGCGAAGTTCCTCAGCAATTGACTTGACCAGCGTATAAGAATTGACATTGCTGCCTCCCCTAAACCTAGAGGAAGAACAAATATTAAGGTAGTCAATAAAAATAATATCAGGTCGAAATGATTTCTTAAGAGCAAGTTCATTGAGAAGTGACTTAAAATGTCCTGCGTGTGCAGAGGCAGTTGGATACTCTTTAATGATTAGAGTTCCTTGTGTCTTCTTAGCAAGATTATTTACCTTACTCTCAAACATTGATTTTGGAAGTTCTGAGATATCCTGAATAGGTACATTCAGCAGGTTTGCGTCAATTCTTTCAGCAATTCGCTCTTCCGCCATCTCAAGAGTGATATAGAGTACGTTCCTGCCCTGTAGCAAGGCGGAACTAGCCACATGACACATAAACAGCGATTTCCCAACACCTGTTCCAGCGAGAGCAATATTGAGAGTCTTATTAGGTAAACCACCCTTAGTGACCTTGTTAAAGTATTCCAGATCAAACTCAATCTTCTCCTCTTTTCTATGATAGGACTCATATCGTTTTTCATAGTCTACCAGATAATCGTGTCCAACGTGTGTATCAAAAGATACGGCAAGTGCATCAGACAGAATTGTAGGAATACTGTCACGATTTTTCTTTTCATCATTACCATCTGCAA